CTTGCATAAAATAAAGGAGGTACTTAACCAAAGTCAAAGCATTGCAGTGTGAATGTAGACTGATGGATATAAAAAAAGGCGGGATTCGAACCCGCCATCTCCGCTATTAAAGCGGTATTCTTCCATTGAACTATTAGCAATTAGCCAGGTAATTTAAGTAAAGTATTATAGCATTTGATATTGTCTGAGAAAGTACGCTGACTATTACATCAAACATAAATTCTTTATAAGACATAATGTATTGACTTTAATAATTATTTGGCACTATTGCCGAGACAAAAATAGCAATAATTATTTAATAAATAGATATATGCAACAGAAGCTAAATAAAGACAATCGTCATCATCATTTCTGGATTGAGGACGGAGAGTTATTTGAGACATATCAGACTATTCGTGGACTTCGGTTTCGGTTTATTATGCCAGTTCCGGGGATGTCAGATACAGTGAACTGTACAGATGCCGAGATAAAAACCATTGAAGATAAATATCTGACAACGTTAGAAAATACATAAAAAATTAAGGCCATATTCAATTTTATAAGCCACGTCATATAGATGTGGCTTTTTTTATACCGAAACTCTCCCCAAACTCTCCCCAAACTCTCCCCAAACTTTCCCCAAACTTTCCCCAAACTATACCGAAACGTATTTTCCGACATTTTTACTCGCCTTAATTTTGTTGCATACAAAAACAACATGGCTTTCACTATAGATCAATATACAAAATTATGCGAGGCAATTGCTCTTGGAGCTACTTCAGTGAAGTATGCAGACAAAGAGGTACAATATCGTAGTCTTGCAGAAATGCGATCTCTGAAATCCGAAATGGAAGCTGAATTGTTTCCAGTAGAAGCACAAAAGAAAACAATCAATCGTCGAAGATATGTCGAATATGATAGGGGGATCTAAAAAGCACATCAATTGGATTGATCGTGGGATTGCTTTCGTATCTCCTAAGACCGGATTGAGACGTTTGGCTTTTAGACGATCATACGATGCAGCTTCCAATGGGAGGCGCATGAAATCATTGAAAAATGCTCACAGTAACGGGCCAAATAATGAAATAGGGCCTGCACTTACAAAGCTACGTGATAGAAGTCGACATTTTGTGAGAAATAACGGCTGGGCAAAACGGGCACAAGGAGCTATTGCTTCAGCAGTAATCGGCGAGGGCATTCGTCCTACTCCAGTAGGGACAAAAAACCAGATTAAGGCTATCAAGAAAATTTGGAAATTGTGGGCAGAAACGACCGCATGTGATTGGGATGGCAAAAATACATTTTATGGATTGCAGGAATTGATAATGCGCGAGATTGTGGAAGCTGGCGATTGTCTTATTATTCGTCGTCGTATTATTCCTACACAAGATAATCCTATTCCTATTCAATTGCAAATATTGGAATCCGATCAGCTCGATCATACACGTAATGGAGCTAATGATAATGGTTATTGTCGTTTGGGTGTGCAATATAATGCCGACGGAAAAATAACAGGGTATTGGGTTTGGAGCCAGCACCCAAACGATATGGCCGTTAGCTTAAAGATGAATTCGGAGCTGATAGGCATTGACGACATTATACATCCTTTTGAAGTTCTTCGAGCCGGTCAGTCTCGTGGTGTTCCTATGGGTGTTTCTGCATTTTTGAAACTCTCTGATTTTTCAGATTATGAAGATGCTCAGTTAGTCCGTCAGAAAATAGCCGCCGCATTTTCAGCCTTTGTTAAAAATGGTGCCGGAGAAGATGGTAATAAACCGGATCAGCTTGAACATATTGAGGCTGGGATAATTCAATATCTGGCTCCGGATGAAGAAATAACGTTTTCTGATCCACCGGCAGCTGAAGGATATGGAGAGTATAGTAAAAAAATACTACAAGGTATTGCGGCTGCTTATGAGATCACATACGAGATGCTGACAATGGACTACAGTAATGTGAACTTCACTAGTGGCAGAATGGCTAAAATTGACGTTAGTGGACGTTTCAGGAAGTTGCAGTATAACATGATGGTTCCGCAGGTATGCGTGAAAGTGTGGGATTGGTTTATGAGAGCGGTTATTATGGCCGGAATACAAAGCACATATATTTCTTGCAATGCCATGGATTGGACGGCACCACGAGTACAGCAACTTGATCCGGTCAAAGAAACAAATGCCAGGATAGCACAAGTAAATGCGGGATTTACAACTATCAGCGAAATACTTCGTGAAGATGGCTATGATCCTGATGATGTGTTTGAAGAGATAAAAAGAGAACGTGCAAAGTTAACTGAATTGGGAATAACATTTGGAGAGGTGCAGTTTGCACCATCCGAAACTAAAATAACAGAAAATGTCTGACAAAAAGAACATAAAGATTGGAACGCAATATGGTCGTGCGGCTGTAGTGTCTAATTCATTCAATGAAGAGACTGGCACTTTCGACATCACATTTGCTACTGAAACTCCAGTATTTCGCACTGGGTATGACGAAAACTACTATGAGGTGTTGAGTTGTAAACCGGAAAATGTTCGGCAAGACAGAATGAATGTAGGTTTGAACCTGCTAAATGCACATCCGGATTGGTCAGGTCGTGTAAAGCCTGAAGATGTAATGGGCAAAATAAGTAATTGCAGATTTGTCAAAAACGCATTAGTTGGCACTGTTACATTAGGTGCTCAATGTACAGAAGCAACCAGAGCAGATATTAAAAACGGCATTCTTAACACTTTTTCCGTTGGATACATGATTTATACTGGAACCAGGGAAGAGGATTTAGAAACAAATACAGTAATCTATAGGATGATTGATTGGGAGCCTAATCACGTAGCAATAGCTCCAATCCCAGCCGATGTTAACAGCCAAAGCAGAGATAAAGAGCAAACACATAGTTTCACACTTGAAAATTATTCACGTAAAAACAAAACAAAAATGACAGTAGAAGAAATCAGAGCCAAAGCGTCGGACGATGAAAAAGTACGTTTGGACGCAATTCTTGGGATTTGTCGTGCAGCTAAATTGGACGATGCCAGAGCTGTTGAGTTCTACAACTCCGAGAGCACGGTAGATCAAATTCGTTCGGCAAATCCTCCGGTACAAGAGCCAGCCCCTACGCAGACTGTGGAGCAAATCAGAAGTGCTGCATCTACAGATGAGAAAAACCGTTTCGATGCAATATTGAAAAGCACCAGATCGGCGAAATTGTCAGACACACGTGCTATTGAATTGTATCAATCGGGTAAACCTATTGAAGAAGTACGCCAATTGATTATTGAAGAATTTACCAAAGGCGATCCGAAAACCCGCACCGCTCAAATTGGAACAGAAGCTATTGAAAAGAAGGGTGAGGCTATTGAATCAGCACTTATGCTTCGTTGCGCTCCTGGGAGTTTCAAAGACGATAAAGGTATTGCCTCTGAATATCGAGGTATGACCCTTATGGAACTTGGGAAAGAGATACTGGCAGAGCGTGGTGTCAATGTTCGTGGAAAATCGAAAGATGAAGTGGCCCGGATGATTATTCGTGGTGATCGTACTATGTCGACAGGTGATTTTCCTTATTTGCTTGAAAATGTAGCAAACAAAATGCTGCGTAATGAGTACGGATATGCACCAGAATACTGGAGTCAGATAGCTCGTCAGACAACGGTTACTGACTTCAAAGCAAAAACATTGTATAAAGTAGGTAGCTCAAACAATTTCAAGGAATTGCCGGAAGGATCCGAAATCAAATACGGCAAGTTGGAAGAGGCAAAACAGACTATCCGTGTGGCATCTTTTGGACAGGGATTACTGTTTACTCGTCAGATGCTTATCAATGATGACTTGAGTGCATTTGAACGAATTCCGCAAAAATTTGTTCTTGATTGGGATATTCAGCGTGGAGACCTTGTTTGGGGAATGGTTACCGGCAACGTGAAGATGGATGACGGTAAGGCTTTCTTCAGTACTGAACATAAAAATATTGCAGAAACCGCCGATATTTTGAGTGACACAACTCTTACGTCCGCTTTGATTGCTTTCAAAAATCAGGTAGATATTGACGGTAACCGTAAAATTCGTGTTCAGCCAAAGATGTTGATTGTTTCACCGGATTATGAAATAGCTGCTCGCAAATTGCTGACCGTGATCGCTCCAACCAATACAGGCGAGGTTAATGTTTGGGCTTCAATGGGTCTCACTCTTATTGTTGAACCTCGTTTGAGCGGTAAAGTTTGGTATATGTCTGCTGATCCGAATGCAATTGACAGTTTGTACTATGCAAATCTGGATGGTCAGGATGGTTTGCGCTCTAATCGTGAAGAGGATTTCGATACAGACTCTGTAAAATTTGCCGTTCGTGGTGAATTTGGCGTTGCAGCTATCGATTATCGCGGATGGTATAAAAATGCCGGAGAATAAACTTAATTACTAACAAGTGGGAGGGGAACCTCCCACACATAAAACATACAGACGATGAAAAATTATATATGCGATGGTGAACGCATTCAAGTAACATTAACTGGTGCGGTTTCTCCTGGTGATGTTGTCATTGTTGGAATGAAAACTGCTATTGCTATAACTGGTGGCAAAACCGGCGATGTAATTGTAGCTCAAACTGAAGGTGTTTTTGAATTGCCAAAAGTTGCTGGAGCTACATTATATCAGGGGGCAAGGTTATATTGGGATTCCAATAATGGTGTAGCTACTTCAGTAGCATCTACAAACATGCTGCTTGGATATGCTTATGTCAGTGCGGCGAGTAATGATGCTACAGTTCAGTGCTGTATCGTAGATAATCCCAATACCACCCCGCTAGTTGCAAATCAAGTTCCAAGTTCAGCCAGTGACGTAGCAGGATTAAAAGCTGATTTCAATGCTTTGTTGGACAAGCTAAAAACAGCTGGTATAATGGCTCAAGCCGACTAACATGGCTTTGTTCGATGACATCCAACGTGCGGCTTTCGGTGCAACGGCTACCGTTTTCGCCGATGTCGCTACTTGGACATCGACGGACACAAAGGCAACTGTTACTGCAAATGTTTTCTTTAAGAACCCAAACGATCCAATAAAGATTGGAGAGCAGGATAAGATAGAATATCGTCCGTATGATTTTTCTATTGAATTTTACGAAACTGACTTTGTAGGTTTGAAAGCATTGACAGATAAATGTGCGCTTCAAAAGGTTAGTGTGAAAGGCTATATCCTTTTAATTCGTGAAGTTAGACAGTGTTTTGATGGGAAGACATATATCGCATACGGTGAGGAGGTGATTGATGAGTGATTTGGTGAATTTTCATGGTAATTATGAGGAGTTTGAAGACTGTATAGTCAATATTCTGAACCGTCCAGATGAAGATGGTAATTCTCAAAACAGCCTTTATAAATCAGTTCCGATGCCTGATAATGAGGCTGAACTCGCAAAGGCATATACGAGCCCCCGCGTGTTTGTCTCTTCTGGTCAAAGTGACTATGAAGAAACTGAACAATCTGATTTTGTAATACAGCGAGAGACGATGATGTTTGAACTGGAAATTCGATCAGCATCACGTCGCGGAGATCATGGTATTTATAAGATCATTTCAGACATTCAAAAACAACTTATAGGCTATCGATTCATGGGATGTGAACGCATTCAAGCATCAAAGCATGGATGGGTTAATGGCGGCCCCAATAATTGGTACTACTATATGTCTTTTTCGGTTCGTTTCAAACGAGTAGAAAACCAAACACAAGAAACTGGCCCAACTTCAACTAAAATAACATTCAACTAAAATGGCGAATTATAAAACAAACCACACTATTCTGGCTTTTTCGATTGAAGGATCGGATTATATCAGTAAACAAGGAGACGTAATTGATTTGCCTGAAGAGCATCCGTATATACAGGCTCTTGAGGGAAAAGGCCATATAACAAAACAACTAAAATCAAATAAAAATGAGTGATTTTCTTCATGGGGTGGAAACAATCACCTCTCAGACAGTATCACTGGTTAACACCGTTAAAACAGCAGTTATCGGCTTGATTGGTACCTCTGAAACCGGAGATGTTAATAAGCTGAAGCTTTGCGTATCTGAAATTGATGATGCACAATTCGGTAAAACCGGAACGATCCCGGAAGCACTTGGTATTATCCGGGCAATCACAAAAAAAACGGGAGCAACGGTATTTGTTGTGTCCGTTGGTATTCCAACAGCAACTCTGACCGCTGATAATTTTGTAGGCACTTATGATTCGGCAACAGATACACGTACCGGCTTGAAAGTGTTTGATACATGTTTTTCCACTTTTGGGTTTAAGCCGAAAATTTTGATTGCACCAGGATTTTCAAGCATTGCCGGTGTTGCAACGGCTTTGGTTGCAAGTGCTGAAAGTTACAGAGGATGTGCTTATTTGGATGCTCCAACCGGTATTACAGTTTCTGGTGCATTAGCATTAAGAAACTCAGATGGCATTTGGGCTAACACGTCTCGCCGAGCTAAGTTGCTTTATCCTGAACTTTATTATACCGGAGATTCAGCTTTGCATCCGTATTCTATTTATGCGGCTGCCAATAGAGCCTTGATAGATGCAACTGCATGGACAGCTGGGGGCGGATTCTGGGTATCAGCAAGTAACTGGCCAATTTCGGTTGTGACCGGCCTTGAAACTAAACTAACGGCATCCATTAATGATGGTAGCGCACAGACTAATATTTTGAATGCTGCCGGAATTACTACTTGTTTCAATAATAATGGACAAGACTATCGAGAATGGGGAAATTACAATGCTAGTTTTCCATCCAAAACAGATGCGTTAGCATTTGAATGTTGTCAACGATCAAAAGACATTGTTGATGAAAGTGTGGAACTTGCAATGATGGATTATCTCGATAAACCTATTGTGTCTGCCTTTATTGACAATGTTAAGCAAACAGTCAATCAATACTTCAATAGTCTGATTGCCCGTGGTGCCTGTTTGGAAGGGTCAAAATGCACTTATGACAAAGCAAAAAACAGCACCGAAGAACTTGCAAAAGGTCATATTGTGTTTACCAACACATACTTTTTCCCAACACCAGGACAACGCATTACGTTTGATACGGTGGTGGATAGCTCATTACTTTCTAATCTTCAATAAAAATGGGATCATTAATAATATCGAAAGTACAAGATGCCAATGTGTATATCAATGGAACATCCACACATGGGCAAGCCAGTGAAGTAACGCTGCCTGAAATTCAGTATGCAAAGGGCGAGTATAAAGCTCTCGGCTTGATCGGTACACCGGCCTTTTTTAATGGTGTCGAAAAATTGGAGGCCACAATAAAGTGGAACTATCCAGAAAATGAAGTCCAGATAGCATGTGCAAATCCTCGAAAGTCTGTCGATTTGATGGTACGCTCGAATAAACAGATTTACAAGGATGGAACCATTAGCGATGAGCAACCGGTTGTTGTTTATCTGCGTGGAACAAGCAATAATCACGGTACTGGAGCTTACAAAGCTAAAGAAGATACAGACCTTCAAACTAAACTTGATATTACATATATCAAAGAAGAGGTTAACGGTCAAGAGATAATTGAAATTGATGTGCTAAACAATATTTTCCGTATT